GCCATTCTTTCAGCTAATTTTAATTCAGCTACTGATTCTAATTCTTTGGTCTTTCTTCTGTTTGATGCAATAGACATACCAGTTTTAATCATGCCTGGAACTAATTTAGATGCTATACTTAACCACATTATAATTTTGCTCCTCTCATTTTAGTTGCAATTGCATTTGCTCTATTTGGAACTTGTCTTGCATAAAGTGAATCCATAATTTGAAAAGCAGCTTCACCATAATCTTCTCTATCTAAAGCAGATAACATTTTTACAAATTTTTTAGTTCTTGGCATACCAATATTAAAAACTAATTCTATAACACATTCTCTTGCTATATGATTTACTGGTTTACCTTCAAGTATTTTATTAGCATCATTTAAAGACATTTCAAAATCTTTTTCAAATACTAATTCTAATTGTTCTTTAGTGTATTCTTTATCTTCTTCAAATTGTTCATGGTCTAATATTAAATGACCATATCCAATAGTTCTTTTGCCTAATGGACATTTATAAATTTTAGGTACAAAACCCTCATGTTCTTTTATTTGTTCTTTTAGTTCTTCGTACATTTCTTTTCTCCAAGTTAGCTGTAAATCTTATTCGCCATCGCCAAACAAGACCATATAGTTTTCTGAATAAACATTCTAGTTTTATTAGTAAATATTCCATAACTACACCTCATAAA